CTGCCTTCTATGGAGAGGTGTGCCATTAATACAACGGGCAATTCTCCCGTGTTCATTTTTCCTACTTCGTCCAGCAATGCCTGGAAGAAACGTGCTTGCCGTTCTTCGCGTGGCGTTTCAGTGTCCAGCATCGGGAAATTCTGTGGATAGACGTGGGGGACGGCAATGATATATCCTTTCAGTGCTGCTGCTTCATCTATTACTTCCACGATATGTTTTTCCAGATTCACCTCTTCCCGGGTACGTTCGATGTTTCCCACGACTTTCACACCAAAATGGTTCCATAGACTGCTGTCTATTTCCAGTTTAGAACTGCTGTCGTGGTTTCCGGCAGTTACCACAATTGTCATTCCGGGACATGCCCTGTGAATTTCGAGCATACCATCCGTGTACATCTTTTGTGTGGCTGCCGATGGGGTGGAGTAGTGATAGATGTCTCCGCTCACTACCATTGCATCCGGCATTTCTTCTGCTACGATGCGGGTTAGTTGTTGCAAAAATGCTTGTTGCTCGTGGCTACGGTCATAGTTATATAAAGTATGTCCCAGGTGCCAGTCGCTGGTATGAAGTATTTTCATTGATTTTATTGTTTTATGCTTTCAAAAGTAGGTAGAATATGGAAAATACGCAAATAATAATCAATAAACCCATTGTACGAGTTTATACCCTCTAAAAATAATTATCATATTTCTGTGAACAAAGAAATCTCGATATTCGTTGAATCGCAAAATTGAAAAATCATGAAACCAATTTCCCAATAAATAGCCATGAGAAAAGGTACTCAATATGGTACGGTAACCATCTTTACCGGATGGAAAAGTCTAGGGATATTCCTTCTACTCTTCCTTCTCGCATTTGTTTCTTGTATCAAGGAAGATTCTGAAGTATGCCCGCCTTTGCAGGTGAATATTATCGTGAAAGATAAAAATTATTTTAACATTAGCAATGTGCCGTTGGAGACCCGTAAGAGTGAAATGCTCCCTTTCCGCGAGTATATTCCTACGTTACATTATGTCTTGCGTGATGCCGAAACCGGTAGTGTTGTAGAGGAACAGGGGCTATTCAGCGTTACCGGTTCCGAAGCAACCTATTCCATTACCTTTTGCGAATGTCTGCCCACCGGGAAGTATGTGCTGACAGTATGGGGAGGGATGCCGGACGACACTTCGCTGACTGACGCTGCCTTAACTCATATCATACACGCCAACGGAAAAGAAGGCAGCGATGTCTATCTGACCAATGACACCATTGTGTACGATTATCAGAATAATCATTTCACGGTAGATATGGAACGTGTCACCGGTAAGCTCTTGGTACAGGTGGTCGACCTGCCCGCTACCAGCAGGTATATGGATGAGCGTATAGACCGGATTTACGAACGGGTAAATCATCTGTTCAACTATCTGAACCCTATCAGTGTGGCTAAAATGGCCACTTGGGAATCGGCGGAGGAGATTGTGGTAAGCTCCATTCTTGCCCCTTCTACTGGAAGTGCGCAGTCTGTGTTGCATCTGGGTTTTTATAATGCCTTGACGCGGAGCGTGCCCGACTTTACGCCCAAAGATGTAAATATTACCCTGAAGCGTAATGAACTGACCACCTTGAAATACGCGTATAGTGAAGAACGGAATGATTTCTTCATCTATATATTGATGGGAGATACATGGGAAATGATTTATGACCTGAATATTAATTGATATTGTTTTTTCTCGAATGTTTAACTCAAAAACTTAACTAAAAATGAAAAAGTATGTTTTAATGTCTGCTGTCGGCATGATGATGCTTGCAGCTTGTAGTGATGACGAGTCAGTTGCTATGGACAAGCAGGACCCTCCGTCCCTGTCCGAAATCACATTGTCTCTAAACAGTGGTGGAGATGGCTTGAATACCCGTGCCAATCGTCCCGTAAACAGTTCCGAAGCTGCCAATAACGTTGCTAAAGTGCAGATTTATATTTATAACCCGAGTGGAACGGATGTAACTGCGGCAGCCTTGAGTGCCGGAACCGCCAATCCGCTTGCTTGGACAGCCGGTCCCTCGGATGCCGCGACTCCCGGTACGGATGAGCATAAGGCGAGCCAAACCATTAAACTGAATAAACTGGCGGCTGATGGTACTTATACCATTGTAGTGTATGGCTATAATGACGTTGCCGACTATACAGTGAGCGGTGGTGGCAATACTGCGGATGCTTTTACCGCTACCCTTCCGGGAGCAACCGTGTCCGAACTGTTTGCCGGTAGAGCTACCTTTGAAGTGGAAAACGGTAACCTCAAAGCCGGAACTGCCAGCGAAGTGGAACTGAAACGTCAGGTGGCAGGTTTGCTGGGATATTTTAAGAACATTCCGGTGAAGTATCCTGACCCTAATGCTTCGGGAGCCATTACTACTGTGAAGTACATACGCGTCTATGCGTCTTCTGCATCCAGCGCATTTACCTTTCCAAGCGCCATGTCGGTGAACGCTACCGGAAACGCTACGAAAACGAAAGTGCTGGAATATGACCTTTCTATACTGTCCGATTATGCTGCTCAAGTCAGTGCTGCCGGTTCTGATCTGACCAAGAAATTCACGATTGCTGCCGGAACAGGTTCCGTAGCTACGGTAGCCAATTCATTGGTAAGTGGCAAATTCCTCATTCCTTTCAGTGCCGTTACAAATACTCCGACCTTTACCATTCAGCTGGAAGCCAATGAAGTAAGTGGTAGTAGCCCTGTGTTGAAATCATGGAAAGTGGTGAACAGTGCTGTCAGCTCCGGAGATAAATCGGTATATGACGTTCAGCGCAACTACTTCTACTCCATAGGTACAAAGAATCTTTCTGCCACAACAGATGGAGGTACAAGTGATCCGGGAACTACGGGAGATGATGACCAGCCTATCGACCTGTCTCAGGAAACGGTAATCACCGTTACGGTAAACGATGCCTGGGATGTGATTTATAATTTAGGACTCGAATAGTAGATTCAGACCTTGGATATATAGCGAGGGTGTTGCAAAAACACCCTCTAAAAAAATACCTCACGCATCCTAAAATGATACAGAGATGAAAACCATTCATACACTTCTGACTTTCACTCTCCTCCTTAGTCTTTCAGCCTGCCAGGATGAAGAGTTCCTGTCCATTCCCGATGACACAACGTTATCGAGAGCGGTTTCAGCAGCATCCGCCGAAATATCCGCATTAACCTCTACCGATGGTGGACAGACATGGACAGCCAGCCGGAGAGTTCCTTTTATGGGGCACAATACGAATTGTGTAAGGTGTGAATGAAGAGAACATGAGGCTCAAACACCGATGGATAAAGAGGCTGAAGTGCTTTGACTGGGCGAAGCCAACACAAAACGAAAAGTTACATTGGCTCACATGAGAGTTACATTTCTGAGGGAAAAAGGTTACATTTAGCCTTGAATGTTACATCGACATACAAATATAGGCTGTTTCTACCAATATGCAAGGGGAAACAGCCTTATTTTTTTTCATTCTGGTGGCTTTTATGCTTGGCTGCTACGGATGAGGTGAGATTGCCTTATAATGGCTCTCTGAGTAAGTTTTACACCTCCATCGCACAGCCCTGCATGTAGTAAGGAACTTTGTTTAATGCCGATTTGAGCATCGTTTAAAACGTCGTAAATGGCACTGATGCTGCCGAAATAATAATCTTTCTTCTCAAAGATCAAGTGCACGTGAATTACTTTAGTCATATAATCTTTATTTAGAAATTTCTTTTGCAAATATATTCCAAATAATAATTATATGGAAGTATTAAGTATAAAATATAGTGGCTATATAGCAGAGAATATACACTCTGTTGGTGGATGTATTGGAATATACATATGATATCTATACTATGGCGTAGTACGCCAATTATTACGCCAGTTTATTGTTAATTTATAGTTAAATTAGGGCACAGGCAGACAAACAGGCTTACTACAGGCTTACCATAACAAAAACGAATTGTACCATAACAGGCTTACTACAGGCTTACTTTTACCCGTTTTTTTTTGTTTGAGTTTACACCTATAATACGCAAAATAGAGGTGAAAACGGTTATTTTATGCCTGAGTTGACACCTTAAATACGTTGTTGTTATAGATGTTGCAATGTTAAATAGTTGATATATAATGTATTATGCTATTATTGCTACTATATTTGCAGAATAAGGCGTGTTAATGGCATATTTCATACTGCGAAATGGAGCAATTGGTAGCTCGCAAGGGTCATAGCCTTGAGGTTGCAAGTTCGAGTCTTGCTTTCGCCACAATAGTTTTTGAAGGTGTGACGAACGTTCCCGCTGATCAGGACTCCGACTGAGGGGATAAAACGTACGGAGATTTAAGGTAATTGATTGTTTATGGATGATGCTCCCGGTGATAGTTCCGGGAGCATTTATTAAAAACAAAGTCCTATGTTAGAGGTCATTTTAAAAATTTTGGTTCAAGACCAGAAATTATTGCCGGTTAGCTTTACTGATTTCCTCTGCAATGATTGCATCTTCTATGTCAGTATGAAGCTTATGTAGTTTACGGAAATTATAAATCTCGTAAATAAGGGAAAGGCCAACCAATGTTACAGCTATGAGCATTATATCAATAACGGCCCAATCCCAAAAGATATAGCGCAAATGCTCCACGTTCCATATAAGTGCCACGACTAAAGCAAACGTAGCCACTCCAAAATCAAGGAGTAGCATATTTCGCACATGGGCAATAGAAGAGCGAAGAGCCGTGCGCATTTTTTTATTAAGTACCTTGGAGAGACTAAATGATACCAATAGACTCATTGAGATAGAAAAAACAATACCCAACACCGTAAACAGCGTTTGCAGTACTGCTGCATTGCCGCTTACACCTGCAATGGCTAGCACTATTGCAATAGCCACCGCAACAATTATGCGGAGTATCAACTTAGTCATTTAATTGTGTTCTTACTTCACTCAAAAATAATTCCATTTCTTGTTTTAACTGCTCTTCTACAATGCGGTTCGCTTCCACGCATTCAACGGAAACAGGCTTTTTAACTTTAACAGCCGCACCGGTAAATTTGTTCCCATCTTTTGTGCGTATCACTAGCCCACTATCGTTTGTAATATTAGTAGCAATGGCTCCCATCACACGTTGGAAAGTCTCTTGCGCCATTTCTTTTGGTTTGCTCTTGAGTTTAAGGAATAACCGTGCTTCAATAAGCTGGTTAGACTGAATTTCTGCAAGACTGGAAGTGTCGCCAATAAGTTGTCCCAGTAAATCATCAGTTAAACTACCTAACTTTGTAGAGAATGTAGTCGGTTCATTTTCTGAGGGAGTTGCTGATACGACATTGCCACCACCTACAAATTGAATGTCTTTAATTTGAGAGAGCTGTACACCATCTGGCAATTTGGTTAACTCCGTAAACTGAAACAATCGCTCTCCCCTCACACCTTCAAGCAACCAATTTATATACGTTTGTAAACGGTCGATATTGATATTACCAGCCAAACTGGTGACAAGGAAATTGTTATTGAGGGCAAAATAAAAATGACCTTTGTACTGACTTTGGTCGGGATGGCCAGCATTAACCTGTGCCATTGTGATTGTTGGCTGATTAAACAACTCCTCACTTATTACACCGCCATTATCAGCTGGGATAATACGCAACATCATTCCAAACATATAGGAGTTATTGGTTGCCCATGTAAAGTTTGCTAACAAATCCCTGTCGGGGTCTTCGGCATTAAGAGGCATACGCCGTTGAGCAACTGTCGATTCTGGTGTCAGCACCTGCTGCAACAACCCCAATATGCCCGAATGAGGTTCGGTTAGGCTGGGGTTTTCTATCTTAAATGCTCGGAGAGTGAGCTTTTTCTGTGGTATTCGTGCCATAATAAGTACAATTTATGTGTTGCAAAGTTAATCAAAAAAGTTAAGATAGCTAATTTTAAGAGCTTTTGTAAATATGTTAAATGACAGATTTAGTAAATTTATAGCTGTGATTCTGATTGGTTATTAATAAGCATTTAAAAGAACTTGCTAATATTGCCCAGTACCTCATATATCTTTATTATACGACTTTTGTCGAAATCCTGATCATCATATTCCGCTTTATTAACCGGGACATAACGGAATTTGTGAGGGTCTTCTGATTTTCGGAGTATCTTCACTGTACGTATGGTATCCAAGACTACGGCATAGATTTCACCATATTGAACATCGTTAACTGTGCATTCCTTTAAGGCAATGATATCCCCGTGATTTATCTTTTGTTCCATGCTGTGGCCTGTAACGTTACACCATAAAGTCGCTTTTTCAAATGGTTTAAAAACTACATTATGAGCAGGGAGAAGCGTTTGGTCATTGAATATCTGATCAAAACCAGCTATAAAGTCCACATCATAATAAGGTACTCCTATGGTTGGTTCATAACTGACTTGTGCAGGCTGATCAGAACGAAGCATAGAGCCACGACCAGTAATTAGCCACTCAGGGCTTATATCTGGATATTGGTAGATTATTTTCTCACATTTATCAGAGCCTACATTAGTGTTTTTATCTAAAAAACCATTAGAAAGTCCTGTCTCTTGGTAAAACTTATATTTTGTAATACCTTTAAAATCAACATATTCCCGCAAACGTTCTATTACACCCATAAAATTAATAGTAAATAATCTCATAAAACACTTTGATAATAGCTAATAATCTATTAGCTTTGTACCGTCTTAAGTTATTAAGATGGCTCCAAAGATATGAATTACTAATAATTAATCAAAGAAAGATATGGCAAAAAAGGAAAAGTACATCAAGTTGGACAAGGAAAAAGTTAAGGAGATTGCCGAAATCAAAGGCGTGTCTGCGGTGACTGTATATGCGGCATTGAAATTTCAGACACAAACCCCACTTGCGATGTTGATACGCGCATGGGCATTGAACCATGGTGGAAAATTGTTTGAAGAAGCGGAGAATCCGTATGAGAAAGCAATAACCCTTTAATATAATGTATATGAAACCAACAATTGCAAAGTTATTCGACATCCAGTACAAAGAAGTAGCAGATGTGGCCCAACAAATTGAGAAACTGGCACGAAAGTTATCACAGGCAGCCTCACAAGAAGACTCCCCTAATGATAATGACATTTATGGTTATTCTACTGATATAGTAGAATTAGTACGTACAATTACTCCTGTAATGGAAGAAAACACTAACGGTTCATCTTTATCCGAGTCTCCCCGCTTCTTGAAGATCAAGAACACAATTCGTCGTAGAGGCTTGTAAGTTTTCTCGTACAAGTTCAAGAGCCAAAACGAAGGTATGTACCAGTTGACTGTTTTTCTTCAGAAAGAAAGCAATTTCTCCTAACTTGTATTTAGAGGAGGAGTTTTTATCAGAAATGGTAATCTCACAGGAAAAGAGGCTTGGCTTCCAGACATCACCATATTGAGCCAGTGCTTTTAACACTTTCTTTACGGTAGCCTCGCTTTTGGCTTTACAGAGAATGGTTACTTGATAGGTATCATTCATGGTTATATAATTTAAATGTTTATTATCCAGCTGCAAATGTAGCGAAACTATCCCGGTTCGGGATGAATAGGGGTAGGTTTTTAAATTAAGAATTAATAATTAAAGTGATATGGAAAAGAGAAAAGTAAGAATGGTAGAAGGCTTTAAAAAGCGTATAGAAAAGATATGCAAGTTTTTTTCTGACCATGATAATGCGATACGTATAGAAGTGGAAGTTCCGGTGAGTAACGAAGAACTGGCTTCGGAAATCAAAAGAAGTGTAGATAACCTTAGAAGGCTGATCGATGAGGCGGAGAAACGCAACCTCAAGGTAATATTTAAGAATGGCATATTTGAGTGCTTCTTTCCAATAAAAACAGCAAAATTGAAAATTATCGAAATCAAACAATATTAAGATATGGACAGGAAATTGAAAGATAATGAAGTAGCGTTCCTGCAGGAACTGCGGGAGCTGATGGCGAACCACAACGCTCTTCTGAGCGTGGAGAACGACAAGGTGTGCATAGATGTGGCATACGATGAGGATTCACAGGAATCCATCCTGCTGCCTGAAGACATTACATCTTTCTACGATATTGACGAACTGATTTTGAAGAACTCTTAAAACTCAAATAATATGAAAACTTGGAGACGAATTCAGAAAGTGGCCGTTGCCGTAGGTATGATTTACGGGCTTTGGCTGGGTGCTAATGTGGATGCCACGGATGCGGATGCACGCAGTGCATTTGTGATAGTGGTACTGGCGTGTGTGGTGGCGATATCCATGTTTACGCCGGACAAGAAAGACACGGAAGCGGTGTAGAAGAAATGGTAAGCAGGTTCGGAACTTCCTCGGTATTTAGCTCTTGGTTGAGGAAGCGGATGGCTCCCCGGTTCGACGCCGGGGCCTGCACTAACTGAAAAATTAAGGATATGGCACTGATATTCAATAATCGGGTATGTGTGTTTGCGAATGAGCTGATAGCTTTCAATCCAAAAACAAAGATTGGGAGCGAAAAAGGCTTCCTAACCAAAGCTAATTATGATAAGATGAAAAGCAAAAAACAAATTATCGTGCTCCAACGCAGCACCCCCAATAACTCTGCAATAGTAGATTTTGAGACCATGAGAGAAGACATCAAGAGACAGTACAATCTGATTAATGGCGACCCACGTGCTGAAATAGCCGTCCAGTCGCAGAAAAGTATCCTGGAAGAAGCCATTATCTTCAGTAACGATGCCTTTGGGTTCTATACAACCAAGTACCGGTATGATGGCGACAAGAAGTTGCCGGATGCCAAGATAGACGAATACACTCTGAATGTGCGCGTACTGGAAGCCATCCTTTACTTGAAAGACGAACACCGCCAGAATGTCATCGGCACAAGCGGCCCCCGCATCAATATGTGGAAAAACCTTTGTACGCTCAGTAACGACCTTCTGACCCTGCGCGACCCGCACGGGAAACCCCTGTTTCCGCACACCCTGCCGCAGAACGCGGCTTCGCTGAAGCGTAAGTGCCAGGAGTACGAGGCTGCATGCCGCGTTAGCCGTGAAGAAGGCTACCGCTACCTTATCCACAAGAACTTCGGCAACAAGTCCGCCGCCGTGGTGAAGGATGAAGAGAGCGAAGCTATCCTGCATAAGCTCATCTCCCTGCACAATAATCTGAACAGTGTACAGATAATGGAGGAATATAACAAGGTAGCGGAAATCCTTGACAAGCCGCTTATCAACAGCCCCGTGACTGTGGATAATTACAAGAAGAAGATGGAACTCACCACCATGCAGGGACGCAAAGGTAAGAAAGTCGTTGCCAACACCCGCAAGATGCAGATACACCGGGAAGCCCCTACGCAAGCCCTCACCTACTGGACGCTGGACGGCTGGACGGTGGAACTGCTGTACCAGAAGAAGGTTGCCAAAAACAAGAAGGCGAACGGTGAGGAAAAACGGTATATGATGACCACTTATACCAACCGCAAAACCATCGTAGTTGTGCTGGACGCCTGCTGCAAATACCCTGTAGGCTATGCCATTGGAGACCATGAGTCACCGGCACTGATACGTGAGGCCCTGCGCAATGCCGTGCGGCATACTAAAGAACTGTTTGGTGACCGATACAAGCCGTTGCAGCTTCAGAGCGACAATTATCAGAAAGGTGTTATGGTTCCCTTCTATCAGGCAATGACTAAATACTACACGCCTGCCGCCCTTGGCAATGCCAAATCGAAAATAATCGAACCTTACTTCAAGTATCTGAACGTGCAGCATTGCCAGAAGCAAGGCAACTGGTCAGGGTTCGGCATCACTTCCGACCAGGACAATCAGCCGAATATGGAAGTCATCAACGCGAACCGTCACCTCATTCCCGATGAAGAAACCCTCATGGGACAGATTGAAGCCATGATGATGAAGGAACGCGCCATGAAGATTAAAGATTTTATGGCTGCCTGGGAACAGACTGAGGAAGCCCGAAAGTTACCTTTCTGTGATGAGGAATACCTGCTGCTGATGGGCGAAACCACCGGACGCACCAACCACATTAACGGTGACGGTCTTCGTCTGGAAATGCAAGGTGAGCGGATCAACTACGACACCTTCGACATCTCCCTGCGCGAGCACTACAACGAGGATTGGATCGTGCGCTATGACCCCGAAGACATGAGCCAGATACTTATCAGCAACGCCGTGCGCAAAGGCATGAAGGATGCCGGAAAAGAAATAGGCACGCTGCGCTACATGATGCAGAAGTGTATGAAGGCTCCCATGGCTCTGGCCGACCAAAAGCCGGAACACTTCGAGTACCGCAACCGGGTGAAAGGCTTCAACGAGGAACTGCAACAGCACATTGATGGCAAGGTGGCGAGCGTGGACGGACATATCAAGAACCTCCAGCAGCGCATCCCGGAACTGATAAACAATACCCTGCTGGACCGTTACCTGATAACCGACAGCCGAGGACAGCATAAGGATGCACGCAGCAAGATGCGTGATGAAGTACTGGATGCCGACTATGAGGATATTACGGAACGCATTCCGCAAGCGGTGGTAATCTCCGCTAATGATGAGGATGAGGACTACGAATTCAATCCGGCCGATATGAACTTTTCAAGATGATTTTAAATAACCTTTAAAAACAATGTAAAAATGGATTTTCAAGGACTAAAACAGTACATCGAAGCACTCGTGAAGCGCGGTTCTTCCCAAGAGGAGATAGCCCGCAAATGTGACATATCCGGTACAGCACTCTCACAGCTGCTTTCCGGTAAGTATGCCGCTAAGGTGGACAATATGGCCGCAAAGATAGCGGCTGCCCTCAACTATTACGAAGGCACCTGGAATGTGGTGGAAACAGTATCAAGTTACCAGCAAATCAAAACAGCTTTCAACGCCGCCAAGTGCAATAGCAAATGGTTTTGCATCTCCTCACGTTCGGGAAGCGGGAAGACGCAATCGCTCATCGACCTTTATAATACCAATGCGGACAAGTCCGTCATTTATCTGAAGTGCCGCAAGTGGACGGGGCGCAAGTTTCTTACGAAGCTGGCCACCTGTTTGGGCATCACCGTCACCCGCTATATGGATAATGACGACCTGCTGGATGCCATCATCCAAAACATCAACCAGATGGCCGACCTGCATCCGCTTCTGATACTGGATGATGCCGGGAAGTTAACTCATTCCGCCCTGTGTGCGCTTATCCCTCTGTATGATGATACGTTTCACCGCATGGGCGCACTGGTAGCCGGTACGGAAACACTGGAACGCACCATCAAGCGTTACGTAGGCCGCATCGAGGGATATGATGAAATAGACGGCCGCTTCAAACGCAACTACATCGCCCTACTGGGTGCCACGAAGAAAGACGTGTGCGCCATCTGCCAGGCCAACGGTGTGACGGACAAGGACAAGCAGCTGGAGATATGGGGTAAGCTGGACAAGCGCAAGAAAGAGCCGGTAGAAGGCAGCGGGAAGTTCGTCCTATTTTGCGACGACCTTCGCGAGCTGGCAGGCATGATAGACAATGAACTGATACATCAACAACTGGAACGTGGCGAGCTGGCATGAAGATTCTGAGCGTAAAGAATATAGAAGACGCGAAATTCCAATACATCCCTTTTGACGGGGAATGGTACCAGGCATTCGGCAGGCCCGAGCGTTCCGGATGCTGGATTATCTACGGGAAGTCAGGACAAGGGAAAACGCACTTTGCCCTATTGCTGGCCCGAAAACTGGATGAGCTTGGAATGAGGGTGCTGTTCATCTCGCTGGAAATGGGAGTGCGTGACGACTTTCAGAAGGAACTGGCACTGGCAGGCATCCGTAGCGGAGTCAGCCGAATACAGTTCAGCGAAGAATGTGAAGGTGTAGAAGACATTGAAGGGGAAATAACCAAGCAACGCAGTGCCGACGTGGTAATAGTCGATTCCGTGCAATACCTGGGAGACCAGTGCGGAGTCAAGGCCAAAGAGATTATAGCCCTGCGAAAGAAGTATCCTAAAAAGATGTTCGTTTTCCTTTCTCATGTGGATGGAAAGGAGGTTGAAGGGCAGATGGCCTACGACGTGAAGAAGGATTCTTTCAGGCGTATATATATAGACAGATTCAAGGCATCACATGTGTCTCGTGGTGCAGGTGGTCCCCGCGGCTACTTCATTATATGGGACAAAGGATATCAAAAACATTGGTTGGAAAATATTAAAGAACAAGCGTATGAAAGCAACAATGACTAAACCCATCAGCCCCCGGCAGCTGCAAGCCTTGCAGACAGCCATTCAGGGCATCGGCATCAGAGAGAGGCAGGAACGCCTGGAATGGCTGTCCGGCCAGACGGGGCGAACCATCGGCAGCACCAAGGAACTGACCTTCGAGGAAGCGAAGCGCCTGCTGTCAAGTCTGAACGGTGATCGCGACCGGAAGGTGAAGGATATGCTTCGGGAAGAAGCCCGCAGGCTGGTGGGAAAGATTTATAAGAAGTCTTTCCAGATATCTTTCCTTAACAAGGATTACAGCGGGGATAACAGTCCGGAAGATTTCGAGATGAACAAGGCAAAAATCAATGTTTGGGTACGAAAGTACAGCGGAACCGGGAAGAACATCACGCAGATGGATGTGGAGGAACTGCGCAAGGTGCTTGGCGTGATGGGAAAGATAGCCAGAAAGGAGGCGGAATCATGAGAGACTACATCCGTAAGTTCCCGGACACGTCTGATCGCCGTCAGGAACTTGCCGGCCTGCTCGAAGCCAGTGAAGGGCGTATTCGCTACTACGAATACCAGTTGGATGCCGATGCCGGCACGTTATCCGCGGCTAAATATGACCAGCTCCTGGCTGAGTGCAATTCGGAATATAGACGCTATAACCAGCTGGAAGAAGAACTGGAGACGCTGGAAAAACCGAAAAAGTCGCCGGAAAATAAGGAAAAGCGGCGCAAGCTGAACAGGGAAAGAAGAGAGAAAATTAACTATTAACCCAATAAAAAAAGGAATTATGGCAAGAACCAAGAAAACAGTAGTCAGCGGCATCAGCCGCGAACAGGCAGAACAGGCATTCGCAGACTTTGCGGCGGCCGACGCCAAAGTACAGAACCTCACGTCCAAGATGGACATCGAGATGACCCGCATCCGCGAGAAGTATGCTGACCAGTTGGCGGAACAGAACGCCCGGAAAGAGGCGGCTTTCGAGATTGTGCAGGCCTATGCGGTGGAGAACAAGGACGAGCTATTCTCCAAGAAAAAAAGCGTGGAGAGCGCCCATGGCGTGTTCGGTTTCCGCACCGGAACCCCGAAGCTGAAGAACCTGAAGGGGTTCACCTGGGCGGCGGTGACGAACCTCTGCAAAGAGCTTCTCCCTTCGTATATCCGCACATCGGAAGAACTGGCGAAGGACAAGCTACTGGCGGATCGCGAACTGCCCGAAGTGGCGGAATACTTCCCGAAGATTGGCGTGCAGGTGGTGCAGGATGAGACTTTTTTTGTTGAACCTAAAAAGGAAAACGATGCCCCGGCAGCCGGATGAGTGGTATGAGTACCGTCCGAAAGGCAGGTGCTGGGCGGTGTACCTCATGAAGCGGGATGCCACCGGTTCCACCGGAAAGCATATCGGGACGTATCTCTGCCGGGAGGACGCGAAAAGCGAGGTAAGGAAAGGTAATTATAAATTAAAGAAGAATGGCACAGATAAAATATAGTTCAATCATTCCGAATGATAAGCCGCAGTGGCTGCTGAATGTGCAGGCTGTAGTAAAAGAGGTACTGGACGATGTGGAACTACAAGGCAATGAGCGGGACTTCAAAAATCTGAAATCTTTCGTTGATGCGAAGATACAGGCGGAACGCGAACGCGGCACTCTATTCCGCAGCATCATTACTACGGAAATCCGTACGGACGAAGGCAGGACAGTGCTGCACATCTACAGGAATCATCAGTTGGTACAGACTTATTATATTGAGTGATATGAGTGTGAAACAGAACGGGGTGCTTATCACGGCACCCCTCTTCGGAACAGGCAAGGAAACAGTCGGTTATTTCACCGGATACGGTTGTGGCTATTGTCAAGGCACGGGATATTTCATTGACCCTGATATCGTCAATGAACGCGTGAAAACGCCTTGTCCGAAATGTGGCGGTACTGGGAAAGTGAAAGGAATCGTGACTGTGAATTGGGTACCGGATGGTGAAGTTAAACCCTATTTCAAGGAGGATAAGCCATGATATATCGTGAACCTAAAGACTTGATAATACAGGTGGAGGACAGTTATCTGGGGCAAGTGCAATACTATTGGACGCAATACGGAAAGCCATGCAAGCTCCTGCAAATGGGTGCCAATACGGAAAGGCTGACTGCCATACTGGTCAAGATGAACAATGCCGATGCGGGTTCCTTCGTATGGATATTGTGCGAACGGCTGAAAGCCCGGATGTATGACCAAAAGACGAAGAAACCGCTGACGGTGGAGGATGTGTTTTTGTTTTAACCTTTAAATATGAAAAGCCAAAACAACATTAGCAGTTTTATCTCCGGTCCTTGCGGCCAAGCCAAGAAAGGACTACATCAATCATTTCAGGCAGAGCAAACCGCTCGAAGGCGTTTATTTCGCGGACTTTATCCGTGAGGTAGTCGAAAAGAAATCCAGACGCAGGTCTGCACAATATCCCGCCGTTTATGATGCTGTCATTAGGCACATCAACCGCTTTTCCGGGGAGTATGATTGCGATATCTTCACTAACTCGATCACTGAGGAGTTTCTGGATGATTTCATTGTCTATCTCGAAGAATGCGGATTACGACATAATACAATCGTAGGTTACATCTTAAAAATTCAGTCTATGGTACGAAAAGCAAGTCAGTATAATTATGCGGTAGACCCTTCTTATGAAGGGATTGACATCCGGCTGGAGGAAACCTCAGCCGTATTCCTCAGCATGAATGAGATTACGCGCATTTATTATTATAAGTTCGAGAAACAAGATAAACGCAGGGCTAAAGAGCGCATCCGTGATTTGTTTGTGGTAGGGTGCCTCACTGCTCTTCGTTATTCTGATTACTCCACACTGACGAAAGATAACTATCAGGGTGATTATATCATCAAACGGACGAAAAAGACGAATGTTGATGTGAAGATTCCGGCACATGATTACGTAAAGGAAATCTTTGCGAAGTACAACGGTAGCATTCCTTGTGGCTTGTGTATTCAGTATTTTAATAAGTACCTGAAGGTAATCATGCGGGAGATCGGGCTGAATGATAAGGTTACTTACTCATTTACCAAAGGCGGAAAATTACAAACCGTCACCCGTGAGAAATGGGAACTTATCAGTAGCCATACGGCTCGTAGAAGTGCCGCAACTAATATGTACCTCACTGGACGCATGAAGACACTGGAAATCATGAAACTGACAGGTCATCGGACCGAACAGAATTTCTTCCGCTATATTCGTCTGACTGGTGATGACATGGCACGAGCCATAAGTGGAGATATGTATTTTAGAAAGTAATAACTGGGCATTCCCCGGTTATTCGGGGGAGGCTCATAATGAATTTAGATATGAATAAGATAGTAATCGAAGTAACTTCTGACGGATGGGAAACAGCCGTAACCATTAATGGTAAGGAGTATAAAGAGAAGCACGTTGCAACAGCATTTGGCTCTGAAAGTGTTGAGGGTAATTTTGAAAGCGAAGATGATATACCGGAAGAAGTATACGACGCTTTAAATTCATCTTTCCCTTTCGAGTGTATGCAGGCATTGTATTCCATTGAGGATTAACTAATAACTAGAACTGATATGAACACTATTGATTTTGAAGCATTTTTGAGGCAGGAAAATTTAGCGCAGAATACCATTACAGCGTATCTGTATGCCGTGAAGGATTATTATGCCCATTACAAGGAGCTGAACAAACGGAATCTTATTGCTTACAAAAGTTATATGACTGACAACTTTAAGCCCAAGACAGTAAACCTCCGTATATTGGGTTTAAACAAGTATTTAAGGTATGTAGGCAAATCGCGTCTACACATGAAAACCATAAAAGAGCAACAACGTACTTATTTGGAAAATGTAATCAGTAATGCCGATTACGAGTTTCTGAAAAACCGTTTAAGAACGGAGAAAAATAGGATGTGGTATTTTGCAGTTCGCTTTCTCGCAGCAACTGGAGCACGGATAAGCGAACTGATACACTTAAAAACAGAACATATTACAGCAGGATACTTTGATATTTACACAAAAGGAAGTAAGGCACGTCGTATCTACATTCCCAAAATCTTATGTGCCGAAGCTATTGAATGGCTGTCTGAACAAAGTCGTTTCAGTGGATATGTTTTTATGAACCAATACGGGCAGCGTATCACTACAAGAGGCATTGCCCAACAGTTGAAAAACTATGCCATAAAATATGGTCTAAATGAAAAAGTGGTTTATCCTCACTCATTCCGTCATCGTTTCGCAAAGAATTTTCTGGATAAATTCAATGATATATCCTTGCTTGCTGATTTGATGGGGCATGAAAGCATAGAAACCACTCGAATCTATCTGCGCCGTAGTAGTGACGAGCAGCAAGAGATTGTCAATAAAGTGATAACTTGGTAAAAAAGCGACCAGTGTTTTGTCACTGCTAAGCACAAAACACTGGGCTATTCCCATAAACCGGGGAAACATAACGGGTGGTTATAAAATATCGGGTATATGTGGCGAGCTTACCAGCGTTATTATCGATTGTGTCAATTATGGGCTTTAACAATAAAAAAATGAATATAGTAAGAAGTGATCAAGAAATTTGGGATTTGCTCAACCAATGTGCAGAGGTAGAAGAAACAGGTTCTTCCAATTATCCCGGTATGAGTTACGAACAAGGAATTAAAGTAGCGATTGAGTGGATAATCGGAGATGTTAAAGACCATCCCATAAATGACTAATAACTGAACAATTCAAAAATGGTAGCACGAAGAGAGCCGCCGCACAACCATCGTGCGGCGGCTCTCTTCGTGCTACCATCTTCCTGACGTCAGGAAAACGATCCGGTCATTCTCCCGGCTCCCCCAGACATTTCAATACCGCCTCATGTTGCAGCGGTGTCAGTGCCCTTTGCCGGGGCTTGTAGAACAATTCCGCCAAGCGCCGGGTCAGTTCCGTATTCAGCGCTATCCAGCGGTGCAGCTGGCTCACCGCGCTTCGTGGCGTGCTGCCCGGGAAGTATTGCTGTGCCAGGTCGCTCAGATAGATGCCTCCGACGTGCTTTTTTTCTTCATTCATTGTGCGTTTTCCTTTCTTTTAAAAGTGGGTCAAAAAAATTACCCGGTAGTAATCGGGTAACTACTACCGGGTGCTTTGTTCACTACTACTAAGTAGTCGGTTCACTACCTATAGGTAGTTTTGCGGGGTTATCCCAGCGGATTCTCATCCAGTCCTCCGCCACCGCCGGAACCGCTTCCGCCGTTACCGTCCGGATCATCGGGCAACGCCGCTTCTCCTTTCTTTGCTACACGGTGGAACGTCAGCCCGCCATCACCCGCACGCGTAGCCGCCTTGATAGGCCTGCCGGGACGGAACTGGATTGAAGCGCCGGTGATGTTGGAGGATGTGAACTTCTTCTCTGTCTCGGCACCTTCCGATTGCAGTTGTATCTGGAAACTGCCGAAAGTCTCCAGGCGTACGATCTTGCCTGCCGCCAGATTCTTGTTGATTTGCTGGATAAGGGCGCGAAGGGCGTTCAGCACGTCACCGTCCGTGAGGGAAGTGGCGTATGAGATGTCCTCGGCTATCTCGTCCATGGTGATTTCGCCGTTGGCCTGGGCTTTGGCGTAATACTTTTTGGGTGCATTCCCTACACCCGGTTTGGTGCTCATGTGAGCCAAAGAATAGTTTACCATAACTTCGTCAAATTAAGAATTAATAATTAAGTCCGTGTCGTTTCGCGAAAAAGACGGTGCAAAGGTGAGGTGAACTCCTTATCCGGTGTGGCAGAACACGCTTTTTGACGCTATTTGTTGCATTAATATGTTATTACGATTACTTTTGCATAGGGTAATCAATCAGTTTTCAGGGGTTTTCATTATTTATTCCAGTCTATGAAGAAGAATCGGACTAAAATAGTCGGGTGCAGTTATGCCTTTCGTGTGGAGGACATCGTGCGTATTTATGACGAGCATGCACGCAGCGGCCTTAGTAACCGCGAAATCCTGCGCCGTTACATCTGGCCGAAATATCACATCTGCGAAAAGACTTTCTACAATATCATCAATGCCAGTGCCGACCCGCGCATCATCCGCAAGCAGGAAGAGATGCGGGCGCAACTCACTCTTTTCTGATGTTATCCATCACCATGCATGTATAGTCGCTGATATCTTCCACGAGTTCCTCATGGTTGTGGTTGGTGCCGCTGCCTGTGCGGCGGAACATGTTGAATTCCGTCTGTCCGTTGCTGCCCATGATATTGAAGAGATGATGGTCTATGCGGTCCAGCAGGTCGAAGCGTTCGAGGCTCTGCCGCTGGAAGATGCTGCCGTCGCGTGCGCTTCCGTCCCAGGGAGTGACGATGTGCAGGCGGATGGTGACTTCGGCGCGCTGGGTGGCGCCTCCCAGGTTTGCCCACTTCACGGGCATGAATTCGATGAAGATGGCGGGCGTGTAGAACACTTCTTCCTGTTCGATGAATTCCACTTGTTCGTTCCAGAGGTCGAACGTCTTGATGGCGGGTTCTCCCGCTTCGTCTTTGAGTTGTTTCAGCCGGTCAATGAGGCTGAGGTAAAGGAACTTTCTCATGATGTATAATTTTAGGTGCGGATTACGCGGATTAATTAAATATCTCTTTGATGTTGGCATCGGTAATTTCACGGATGAAGCGTTCCACGTCGGGATGCATGCCGATGAACTGACGTTTGGGGATAATGATTTTGCTGCCCACTTTCTTCAGTGCCATGATTTTGCAGAACCTGGCTTCTTCGGTCAGTTCCCGGTTCTTCTGATTATCCCGTAATTCGCCATTCTTTTTGCGTTGCAGCTTTCCGGTAAACTTCGGTTTGTCCGGGCGGCTGCGCTTGCTGCCCATGATGAGCATGTAGCGGTACCAGAAGTATCTCTTCATCTTCCGGGTGACGGTGATGGTGCCACCCTCGTTATGGATGGCGGCATAAGGCACGCTACTGGTGAAGACGACGCTGTCATGGTCGGTGACGGATACCTCGTCTTTGATGCTACGGCGCAAGGTTCCTTCCCGGGCCAGCAGACCGCGGCTTTCATCATCGTTGAACTTCCGGCGAGCCCACTTCTCGTTGAAGAACGCTTCCCGCTCGAAGTTCCGGTCGAACTCATCGCCCAGTTTCACACTGATATTTTTCAGCGTGAGCCTGATGAAACGCTTCACCTTTTGTTCCAGTTCCTTGGTTATGTTTGAATTTTGAGTCATAATGCTTGTTGTTTAAAGAATTAAGTGTATCTTTGTATCATGTCTCAGCAATGAGAACAGGGACGTGTCACGCTTCGGGCGGCTCGTACCAGCCCCGCCCCGGCCCGCAATGGTCGGGGCGATGTATTTTAAAGGGAATGCACTTCATTTTCTCCGGTGATGAAGTACTTTGCACGGATTCCTTCGCGTTTCAGTGCAAGAAGTTCTTTTCTTACCGCATCGTTGAATTCATCAAACTGAAACAATACCATCTCCGCCCCTTGTTGGCGAACTGCCTTCCGTGCATATTTCACTATATTACCGCTTCCCTTGGTACGCTTCAGATCAGCTGGCATTCCATTTATAGTCACATCCGGTGAACTTATGCCCGGAGTTTCTCCCAGATGTTCTATCCTGTATCCGGCACGCGCAAAGGTCAGGCACATCCCATATTCTTTGGCATACTTGGCCTGTTCCTGTTTATTGCGTTCGCCCGCTTCTATACGGGTTTTCTCGGTCACCAGATAGCCTCCGTTGTCACTGTCGTGAAATTCCTTCTTCCACAGTGTTTCGTCGTATGCTTCGTATTGCTCCTGTATCTTCTTCCGTTCCGTAGTCATCCCCTTGATGACCTTGCAAGCAGCGCACAGCTCATTGTTCGGCACTTTTGTCAACTTCAGCTTTCCCGGACGATTGGTACAGTCTTTACATTTACTGATGGTATATGGATTGTATGCCGGGAAGCAAGCCATCTGTTTACCGGGATTAAAACGCATCATTTCCTGATGCTTTCCTGCCGTTGCCTGGCTTCCCGCCAGCATGGCTTCCTGTTCGTTGCTTTCGGGATAATCACGTCGGAGGACACGGGCTACGGTGCAGCGACAGTTCCAGCCGTTTGGCGGGAAATATTCGTCCCAGAACCGGGAAGTGATGGGCAGCGTGACGTTGTGCAGTGCCCGGTGCACTTTGCGTACCCTTTTGTCGCCCACGGTTCGGTATTGCAGCAGATATCGGTCACGGTCTTCATCATCCCACCAACCCTGCCACCTGGCGGCCATATCGGCTGATGACATGGCAAAGTTGTATTCCGCCTTCAGGTACCATTTATTATAGTTTTCATTTATCTTTTGAACGTCGTTTAAAAAGCGCTCAAAAGGTTTCCGGTTGCCGTCCTTATCCAGCTGTGAGGGGAATGCCTCGTTCAGTTCGTGGAAGGTCTTGAAGCCGGAGAAGACGTAATTGGATTCCTTCAGGCGTTGCACGCTGATGTCGTCCAGCGGACGTTGGCGGATAGAGAAATCTACCGCATCATCCAGCACCTCAGCGTGTGTACGGATGAATTGTTGTACTTCTTCATCCTTTAGCATCTCCGGGCTGAATTCCGGCTGGCGATGCAGCCACCTCATAAGCAGGACGAAGGCCGCTTCGACACTGGCGGTGTCTACGTCCGTTTCTTCATCCGCTTCTTTCTTGTCCAGTTGCATTTCGCTTCCGAAATAAGACAGGCACGCCCGTTTGTGCAGCCCCGCGTAATTATCGGGGCTTAGTCGAAAAAAGGTTTAACGAGTTTCTGCTTTTCTTTATCCTTCTTTCCTTTTGAGGCTTGTTCATCATCACTGTTGCCCGGAATCATCACCGGTGACGCTTCCTTTTTCCCAATGATAGGCACATTATACTTATCAATGAAGTACTGCGGGTCCACTTCGTAGTTTTCCAGCAACAGACGTTCGTATGCCACCTGCTGTTCAGGAGTGAAGTCTATCCCTTCGTACCAGTCGAAGCGGTATCCCTTCAACGGGAAACCGTGCTTTATCATTTTCGGTATCAGCTGGAAGTTGATAATGTCGCGCAGGTTGTCGGCATCCTTGCTGACAAGGTTCTTCAGCACTTCCAGATGCACTTCGCTTTGTGAAAGACTGCTGCCGTTCTCCGTGGTCATGGTTTCGGTGAGCACACCTTTGGACAGTTCGGAGTTGGCCCGGTCTATGCGCTTGTCGAACACGTTGTAGGCATCGCCACGGGTAGATTCTTTGATTTCGATATCCGTACCTTCGGGGAAGAGTGCCCAACCTGCCGCTCCCATGCTGCCCAGCATCTTCTCGATACGGCTCTGTTCCTTGGCGTCGCGGCTGGTGGTTTTCCCCACACGGAAGGGGATGCCGAATATTTCGGAGAACATATCCCAGAAGCTACAGACATTCTTCTTCGGTATGGTATGCTGGGCGCACTTCAGAAACAGGCCCAGATCATTGGGCGCACCGACTTCTATCACCCAGTCCGCCATTTCGGAGTTGCGGTAATCGTAACCGTTCTGCCACCTTTCCTGCTGGTTCACCACCAGTACGCCGTATTCCGGGATGACGTGGCGGCGGGGCACCAACTGCACGTTGCTGAATGCGGGGATGCCGTCCACTACGATGATATCTCCTAGTTGTATGAGCGAATGCCCCCAGTAGATGCTGTCCAGTGCCAGGTCCATGAAGGCCTTGAACCATGGGGACTCGAAGACGGCCGTCAGGTCGGGATTCTCATCGCCCTTCCTGTCCACGATGCGGAAGCTCTTGTTCAGGACGTAGCCTTTGCGCTGCCCTACGCAGCCGGTGAGGTGCATGTCCACTTCCACGTCGCCATATACGTTGTACAGCGGCACACGGTTGGGATAGTCCACATTGATGGCATATTGCCAGGCATTGCGCCAGGTGCGCAGGTCCTTTTTGGTCAGCGCTTCGGTCTGTAGTTGCAGGTTGACGGAAAGTTGCGTCACCCGCTTCAGTTCGGCCGGATTATCCAGATTCACACGTCCCACCTTTACGGGGTTTTGTCTTTTGTTTTTTGTTGCCATAATGTTACCAGATATAATCGTTCTTGGTTGCCGATCCGTAGCGGACCGGATTGTGGTAGTCTTCTTCACCGGAAGGCCCGGTGATGGTGGGGATATCGGGAGTGATACGTCCCGCCTGTATCTCTTTCAGATAGTCCAGCGCATCTTTGTAGCGTTTCTCACGAACTTCATTTCCCATTTTGCCGGGCAGCGAACATATCATGTGATAGAGCGCGATATCGGTGGCACACCCCACCAGTTCCGCATCCCTCTCACCGGCTTCGCGTGCGAATGTCGCATCCACGTCATAGCGTCCGCGCAGTGCTGCGGCAATACGTGACAGGGCACGCTGTTCCGCCGTTTTCCGGTTATCTTCGGAACTCTGCTGCATGATTTTCAGCGCATCGGTGCCTACTTGGATATAGTCGTTTTCTGTAATGAACATGGCTTTAATTATGAATTATAAGTTATGAATTATGAATGGTCACCACGACTGTGACGGCGGTTGCCTCAATCCCATGCGCGGAACAAAACTCTCTTCGCGTACCTGCTTTTGCAGCTTGTAGATGGCGCCTTCATCGGCATCCGGCCCGTCATCGTGGGCGCGGCTTCCTTTCTCAAAGGCGAGGGTCTGTTCAATGCCGGTCTTCATGTCATTGTCGGTCTTCAGCTTCTCGTTGTACCACACGAAACCGCGTTCCCATAGCGGACTGACGGCTTCGATGCGGGCGAACTTGTCCGGCTTCTTGCGCTTGTCGGCAGTGACGGGTACCTGGTAGCCCCGCAGGTTGCCTTCACGCTCGAATTCATCCAGTATGGTGTCCTGCATGAAGTTGGCTTCCATGTAGATGGTGACGGCGGCATCTTCGGGCAGCGATTCCCAGAGATCATATACCCAGCGTACCATTTCGCCTACACTGCACTGGCGCACGAAGGCGCGCAGGCAGTGCAGTTCGGAGCGTTTGGCGCTCTTCAGTCCGGAGCGCGGACGTCCCCAGAGCTTGGCGGCCTTGTAGTCGTTCTTGCTGCTGTCCTTGAACGAAGGGTCGATGTAGAGAACCAAGCTTTCGTAATAGCACGGCTTCAGCATCCGCCGCCACTGTATCCAGCGTTCTTGGAAAACGGCACCTTCGGTGATGGGGTTGTGCATGAATTCTTTCTGAAAACTGCGGTAGCCCATGAATTCCTCGCGGCTGCGCAATGTTTCCAGTGTCCAGTATTCCGGCCAGGCGGGTTTCCCGTCTTTTTCGATGGCGTATACCGTGCTGGTGTGTACGGTGGAACTGTTGATCATCTGTTGTAATACGCTGTTTTTGCTGATCAGGTTTCCTACCATGATAAAGCGTCCCGCCTCGCCTCCAAAACAGCCGAATAGCGCCTCTTTGATCCAATTGGTCATCTCCCGTACACGGGCTTCGCTGCGAGACATCTCATCATCATCCAAGTCATCCACTACAATATAGTCCGGTCTCATTTCACGGAACCGCAATCCTCGGGGAGACTGTCCGCGACCGCGGCTAAAGAAGGCGCACAGGTCCTTGGTGACGAACTCGCCTTCCTGCCAGCATCCGGCGTTGTATTGCTCGCCAAAGTCATCAATGATATATTGGTTGAATTGTAGTTCCGCCTGGAGGTCTCCCAGAAAAGCGTCGGCATTGTCTTCGCTCTTACCCACGAGAACCATAACGTGCAACATACCTTTGAACTTCAGCCAGAGTGGTATGCCCACATCCAGGTGTACCGACTTGGCATGACAGCGCGGCCACTTGAATACAGCTCGCATTTCCGGATGCTTCTCGATATAGCGGGCGGCGTCGTTGTGGAACTTGGCGTTCTTGCACCGGCAGTAATGTTTCAGGTATCTCTGGCAGAAATACTCATAATCCTTCAGGGCACGGGCGATATTCTTCTTCCGTTCCGCCTCCGTCTCCGGCTTGCGCTTCGAGGTGATGCGCTGCAACCGGTTACAATGCTCTTTCCACCGTTTGAGGGCCTCTTTCTTTTCGTCCGCTGTCATTTTTGCTTGAATTTGATGCTCATGAAGTCGCTGTGCATTTGGTTGATGAGCATGATGAGTTTGTCATCCACTTCCGGATATTCCTCGCGATGGGCCACCAGCCAGTTCTCGAACTCGATAATGGTATCCACCTTGTTCACGATGTTGGTGTTCCGGTTGATTTCCTTAATGCCCTTTGCCGCCTTCACCAGTGAATCGGTCATACGGCTGATGCTCTTTTCATCGGCATCCGTATTCTCGATGGCTTCGCCCAATTTGCAGAGGGTCATGGATGTGATGGACTCCTTGCTCATCTCACGTGCGGCCCGTTCTTCTTTCCAGTTCTCCTGGTTCACCCAGCGGCTGACAGACTGCCGGGTCACTCCGGTCAGTTCCACGATCTGCATGATGGGCGTACCTTTCATGTAGAGGTGTTTGGCTACCGCTTTCTGTTTGCTCATGTCTTTTGCCATACCTTCTTGCTGCTTGATTATAGGGCAAAGTTGCGAAGCTCGCGGCGGGCGACGAAAAAACGGCGGAGGGGTTGCAAAGCATTACAGACAGGTTGCACGGCTGTTCGCAACCGTTACATAATTTTTTGTGCGGTTGTGCGCGTAGCCGTAAGTTTGCGCCAAAATGAGACGCAAATCATGGGAAAAAGAATCAGGATATCAAGTGAAAGTTTAAACTGCTTCGGCACGTGGGTGAAGACCGACGGCATCGATTACGGGCAATACCAGCAAAACCCCTTGCTGTTGTATATGCACCGTCGTGGAGAAATAATAGGTAGCATCAAGGATTTCCGGGTAGAGGGAAAGGACGTGACCGGGGAGCCTTACTTCGACGAAGTGCGGGATGAATCAAAAATATTGAAACAACAGTTTGACAAGGACACGCTGAAAATGTGCAGCCCCTTCTTTGAAGTAATAGAGACGAGCGACGCTCCCGAACTCCTGAAGCCGGGACAAACCCGTCCTACCGTTACCAAATGCAAACTCCTTGAAGTAAGCATGGTGGATATGGGCGGCAATGACGACAATATCGTGCAACTCAGTTATCAGGGTAATCCTTTGAGGCTGGCGGCAGGTGAAGACTGCCCGTCCCTTCCTTTATTGAAAACTAACGGCGGAGAAACTCCGCAAAACAATAATTCTAAAACAGAAGAGACTATGAATGTAGATTTCAAAGCTATCGCCCTGAAGCTGGGCTTGCCGGAGACGGCAACGGAAGCGGAGATTCTCGCCAAGGTTGGCATCTTGCTGGGATATCAGACCGCCAATACGGAACTGCGCACGCAATTGGATGCCATGAAATTGGCAGGTGTCACTCAGATGGTGGACGACGCCGTCAAAGCTGGAAAGTTCAATGCCGACAAGAAGGACCACTTCATCAACCTGGGTAAGACAATAGGCGCTGAAAGTTTGAAACTGACGCTGGACAGCATGGCGGCTGTGACCAAACCGATGCAACTGATCAATCCCAGCGGCGGCGCAACGGGCGGCGGCATGGCAACCGGGCAATGGAACAAGCTCAGCGAGGTACCCGAAGGGCAGCTGAAGCTGATGCGTGAGAACGAACCGGACAAATACCGTGCGCTGTACAAGGCGGAATACGGCATTGAATGTCCGAAATTCAATTAATAACTAACAATTAAAAATCAAATCGAATGAATTCTATCTTGAAATTTGTTTGCGGCACGCTGTTCAACGTCCTGATGGGCGTGGTTCTGGCGTCATTGGTAGGGGTAACCCCCGCAATAGGTGCAGTGGCGGGCGCGGTTGTCCCGGCAGTGCTTGGAAACTTTATGCCCGCAGGTGCAGCCTTCGAGGGTGTATATACGGAAGTGTGGACCGGAGAATTGATAAAGCGCTTAAATGCCGGACTGAAGGCGGACTGGCTGAACGGTATTCCGGATTATTCCGCGAAGGTGGACAATGAAGTGATTCACCTGGTGGATGTGGGCGGCGATCCGGACGTGCTGGTAAACAATACGACCTATCCTATTCCTATACAGGACTTGACGGAAAGCGACGTGCCGGTAGGCCTGGACAAGTTCCAGACGAAAGCCACCCGCGTGACTGACGACCAGCTTTACGCCTTGTCTTTCGACAAGTATTCCGCTGACGTGGAACGTCATGGAAACGCGATTCTTACAGTAAAGTACAAGAAAGCCGCCCACGCCCTGGCTCCCTACAGCCATACGGACAAGACTCCGGTTATCGCAACCAGCGGAGCGGCCGACGAATCGGGACGCAAGAAACTGACCGTAAAGGACATCATAGCCCTGAAGCGTGCCTACGACAACATGGAGGTGCCCGAAGACGGCCGCGTGCTCGTTCTTTGCCCCGACCATGTGAACGACCTGCTGGAAGCCGACCAGAGCTTCAAGGACAAGTACTACAACTATACCTCCGGAAAATTGCTGAACATGTTCGGTTTCGAGGTGTACACGTATGTGAATTGCCCGTACTACACGAAAGCGGGCGTGAAGGTGCCATACAATGCCACTCCGGCGGCTACCGACCTGAAAGGTTCTTTCTCTTTCTACCGTCCGCGCATGTTCAAGGCGCAGGGAAGCACGAAGATGTATTACAGCGAGGCGCGTACCAACCCGACCACACAGGAAAGTCTGGTAAACTTCCGCCATCACTACATCGTGCTGCCTAAGAAGTTGGAAGCATTCGGCGCCATCTATAGCTGGGACGGCGCAACGGCACAAAGCAAGGACCAGGCCGTTCCGGCGGAAAAGCGCTGGGCGCAGGTTCGCCGTGAAGCCGCAGCTGCCGCCGCCAATGCCGCCGCAGACAATCCGGCGCCTGATGATCCTGACGGTGAATTGGAGCCATAACCGATGAGTGCGCGAGGATTACGTAACAACAACCCGCTGAACATCCGTCTCTCTGCCACCACCCGGTGGCAGGGGGAAGTCCGGCCCTCACGGGATAGGGCATTCTGCCAGTTTGAAAGCATGGCTTATGGATATCGGGCAGGCTTGAAGCTGTTGCAGAACTACCGGAAATTGAACGGCTGCCGCACGATAGCCGACTTCATCAACCGGTGGGCGCCGCCTGTGGAGAACAATACATCCGGCTATATCAGCCGGGTATGCAGGGAAATGCAGGTGCCTTCCACCTACGTGCCCGATGTGAACGACCGGGCAACGATGTGCGCTTTCGCCGCCGCGATGTCGCGGGTGGAGAACGGGGTACCGGCTGTGATGGCGGACGTAGTGGCAGGATGGAACTTACTCTAAATAGTAAATTGCAAATAGTAAAATAGTAAATAAACCGATGGACTTTTTGATGCAGATATTGGGCAGCCTCTTTCCGGCAGGACTGGGAGCGGCGATCGGGACGCTCTTCGGTTGGTTCTTCAACCGCCGTCTTTCAAAGGCCCGCAACGGCGGAGATGTTGACGCTGCTTATATGGACAACATTCAGAATCTCCGTTCGGACTTATTAAATTCTATCAATGAAAACAGAAAACTCTACAGGGCTATCGCCCGACTGGACCGCACGGTGGCTCGCGCTACTACTTGCCGTCACTGGAATGATTGCCCTATCCGCGACGAGTTGCAGAAGTCCGGTTCCGACGGTGACAACCTCCCGGCACCTAAGCGACAGCCTGCAAAGCAGAAGAGGGTTCGCGCTCCTACAGGAACCGGTACCGCCCAGCATGGCGAAGACCGTATTTCCGACAGAGATACTGAATACTATACCGATAGGGACGGGCTTCAGTAAGCGCAGCGGGCAGGCCACGGTGAACGTCTCCCGGATATCGGGCGACAGCATTGAAGTGACCGCCACCTGCGACAGCCTGGCACGGCAGGTGATCCTGCTGACGGAAGAGCTGGTGCGCATCAGGAATGAAACTTCGGAAGAGGTGAAGGAACTGCCTCCCAAGGTGATAAAAGAACCCACTGGTTGGCAATGGTTCCAGATATGGACAGGGCGGATAGCCGTTTTGGCTCTTGTTCTGATAGTGATTAAACGGCGTTTAAGTAACAAAAAAACGTAGAGAAAATGGATAAACTTATCTATGGAATGGCCCGCGTGAAATTCGACGGTGTGGAAATAGGCTGGTTTGACGAGCAGGGGCTGACCCCCGCGGGAAGCGCGCCTACCCAGGTGGACGTTTACGCGGCCCAGGTAAAAGACGGTCCGGTGGCTACCATCACAAGCAATCCGGGCAAGAAGGCCTTCACCGGCAACCTGATAGACCTCAGCCCGGAGAACCTGGTGAAGGTCATCGGCGGTACCAAAGACGACAAGGGCAATTGGGAACCGCCCGAACAGTGGGAAAAGACCGGAGTAATGGATATCATCTGCGACAGCGGACAGACGATCCGCCTGTTCAACGCGAAGGTGACAGGCAACGACTTCTCCGGAGGCGTAAACTCGCAGGGGGTGCTGGCGCTCGCATTGAACGTGGAAGCCCTGAAGGATGAAAACGGGAAACGCCTGAAAATATTCGCCAAAGGCATCGATCCTGAAACCGGCAATCCCGCGGTGAACCCTGAAGGCTGACGGGCGTATGACGGACTTTAACATCGAACTCTTAGCGGCAAAGGTATTGGCGGACAACGGCATTTCTTTGCCGCTTCGCCTTCCCGGCGGCAGGCATATACGCTGGGTGATGCGGGTGCCGAATTTGGAAAGCCGCGTGCGCATATCGAAGATGTACCTGAAAATGGATGTGAAATATACTGACCTGGAGAAGTACACCTTCGAGCAGAAACTGGATTTCATGCGTAAGCATACGAAAACGGTGAGCCGCATGGTGGCCTATGGTATTGTCCGGGGATGGCTGCTGGGGCGTTTGATGAACCGTCCGGTGGCGTGGATGCTGAGGAACTGCATGCATCCGGCGGCTTTGGAAGACGCCTGGATGCTCACCATCGGCACCATGAATACTGTCCCTTTCGGAAATATTATCAGATTGGCGGAGGTGATGAACCTGATGTCGCCAAACCTGAGCCACGGAAAAAGGTAGAACGGGAGTTAAAGGGATACACGGAACCCGCACATAGCCCGTTCGGACTGATAGGACAGATAGCACGCGATACCGGCTGGAGTATGAAATACATCATGCGGGGCGTTAATTACCCGACGCTGATGCTGATGTGGCAGGATTATCCCCGTCATGTGGACGGACGGAAGAAAACGACGCTGGAACTGTTCCGGGAAATGGAGGCGGAAGAGGACAAAGCCGCTTCCGGGAAGAAGAGCGTAGACCCGCTGGCATTTTTTCAACAATTAGAAGAAGAGGAAGACTGAGATGGAACCCATAAGACTTGAAATATTCCTGGACGACAGGACCCGCGGCGGCATGCAGTCGGCAGAACGGAACATCACCGGACTGGAGACGCGGATGCAGGAGGTTATCAATATCCTGAAAAAGGAGTTGGCCGGTCTGCAGTCCGCATTCAAGGACGCGTTGTCTACGGGCGTTTCCTCGCCTTCCGACCTGGCGGACATACAGGCGCTGAAAGGCAAGATTGTGGAGCTGGAGGAAGAACTGAAACGCCTGAAGAAGCAAGCGGAAGTTCCGGTGAAGCCGGATATCGACCTGTCGGGGTACATTACGGATGAAATCAGGGCCATGGAGAGTTCCGGCGAGAGGGTGAAGGCCATTATCATCAATATCCAGAAGGATATAGACTCACTGAGACAGAAATCGCTGGAATCAACGGCAAAGGGCATTGTCAATCCGGAAGATACGGCAAAGATAAAGGCACTGGAGGCACAGGTACGCTCACTGACGGAAACGCTGATGAAGTATGAAGTGGCCAAACAGGAGAGCAACGACACGCCGATCATGCGTTATGACCCGGCCCCGAAACTGAACAACGTCAAGATGAGCATGCAACAGATCGCCCGCGAGCTTCCGGCACTGGCGATGGGACCGCAGATGTTCTTCCTGGCGATATCCAATAACATTCCGATGTTTACGGATGCGGTGGCATCGGCACGGAAGGAATACGAATTGATGACGGCCGCTGGGAAGAAGGCGACACCCATCTGGAAACAGTTGCTGACGTCCTTGTTTTCCTGGCAGACGGCGATGGCGGCGGCTATCACGCTGACGGTGGTGTATAGTAAGGAGATCGGGGAATGGGTGAAGGGGCTGTTCAAGGCTAAAGACGCTACGCTTGACTTATTGTCCGCTGAGCAGGAAATGGCATTGGCGCGTAGGAAAGCGTCAGACAGTATCAAGAAAGAACGGGCAGAACTGGATATCCTATACGCCAAACTGAAGAGCACATCCTTATCAACGAAGGAACGCACGGCTGCCGTCAACGAATGGATAAAGCGATATCCGGAGTACGCAAATATCCTTGACGGTGAAAACATCAACCTTGGCAGACTGGAAGCGGCCTACAAATCATTAAGCAAACAAATTTATGCCAGTGCGGTGGCACGGCATTATATGGACAAGATATCGGACATTGCGGTCAAGAAAGACAAGGAAGAAATAAAGAGGCGTAACCAAAAGTTGACGGTAGCGAAGGCGGAACAGGAATATGAAAGACTAAAAACGGAATTCAGCAAAAAACAGGAGACGGGCTTCGGAACCGCCACGGCCAAAACAGATGCGGAAAAAAAGATAGAAAAAGCCAGAAGAAATGTAGAGGAACAGAAGAAAATATACAGCGACTTGATTGAGAATGTGAAGAGCTATGGTGAAAACATTGCTACCATAGAAGATCATATCAAAACGCTGGATATATTTCCTCAGCCCGAAGAAGGGACTTACGACTACTGGAAACAGCAACAGGATCGTGCAGAAGACATATTGAAAGAAATCAAGTCCGATGTAAAGAAGACTCTGGACGATGCTGCAAAGGAAGGTACCGACCTGTTTTCCCTGGGCATTGACAAGTCCGTGGTGGAAACATATAAAAAGGCGACCGACCAGATAAAGGAAGCCCGGAAAAATCTGAAAGTTTATGATAACGGAGACGGAAAGACAACCGGCGGTACCGATAAAAAGGATTACCAGACTGAACTTGCCGAAGCCCGCCTCCGTGCCCAGCAGAAGCTGGAAGCCGCTACCGTCCAGGTGATGCAGGAGGGGTACGAAAAGCGTCGTAAACTGGCTAAACTGGAATACCAGGAAGAACTGTCACGCATTGACCGGCAAGAGAAGAAACTGAAGGACAAGCTGGATCGTGCCAAACAAAGCGGTAAGAAGGTGAGCCCGGATGAGTATAAGCAAGTGCAGAACGATGCGGGCACCGAACGTGCCGCCGCCCTTCTTATTTATGAAGGCGAACTGGATAAGATCAATAAAGAGGCCACTGAAAAGGAACGCAAGAAGCTGGAAGAATACGCGAAGCAATTCCAGGGATATATCACCAAACGCACGTCCACGGAGAAAAGCTTCGATGACAAGCGCAATGTCTTGCAGAAAGGCGGCGCATCCGATGAAACCCTCAACGAACTGGATTATCAGAAAGAAAAAGCCCTGGAGGACATTGACAACGAATTCGCCGCCCGTGAGGAAGTATTCAAGTCCTGGGCGGCCAATGTGGTGAACCTCAACCTCGAAGAACTGCAACGCCTGCTTGTGGAAGCGGAACGGGAATTGGAGCGGGCGGAATTCCTGAATCCGGATGACAAGGGACTGGCCGTAAAGCGTGCCAAGGTTACTACATTGAAGAATACGGTCAGCGGCAAAGCGAATAATAAGGAAGAGGGAAAAGATAAGAAGGACAACAAGAAAAGCATTAAGGAATGGTCGGAACTGAACCGCGTGCTGGGAGATGTGGAAGATTCCTTCAATGATATAGGCAATTCCGTGGGTGACGTGGCCGGTGATATCATCAAGACCGCCGGCACCATATCCACGTCTACGCTGAGTATCATTGGCGGCATAACCAAACTGTCGGAAGATTCGGCGGAGGCCATAGTAGGAACCACTGAAGTCGCGGCGGAATCCATGTCGACCGTCGAAAAGGCTTCCGTCATCCTTGTTATCATTTCGGCGGCCCTGAAAGTGGCGACCGCCATCGCAAGCCTGTTCAAACGTACGGATTATATGGAGGAATTCCGCAAGGAAATGGCCAAGCTGAACTATGAGCTGGCACTTGTAAAACTGAACGCTGAGATATCCACCGACAAGAAAAGCATATTCGGTGATGACCTGTGGGGCAACGCCATCAAGAATGTGGACCTTGCCAGGGAAGCCCTGGACAGGTATAACGGCACGCTGGACAAGATCAAGAACCGCAAGATATTCACAGGCTTTGCGGGAGCGACGGCGGAGGCCATGGGGCTGAAGAATACATATAAGTCTTTGGGCGATTCCATCGCGAACATGCAGGTGAAGATACAGCATAAGACCTGGTTCAGGTCAGCTAAATATTCATCCCTGAAAGATGCCGTGCCGGAATTGTTCAATGCGGACGGTACCGTGAATCAGGACGCGCTGGAGAAGTTCATAGGCTCGGACACCTTCGGTAAACTGAGCCAGGAAAACCAGCAGTACCTGCAGGAAATGTCGGACTACTGGAAGGCATACCAGGACGCCGTAGAAAAGGTAAAGGATTACCTGACGGACATCTTCGGAGACCTTGGAGGCACTCTGACCGATACGCTTGTGGATTCGTGGGCAAATGGCACGGATGCCGCCACCGCCTATTACGATAGCGTGTCGGAGATGCTGGAGAGCCTGGGCAAACAAATGATTTATTCCACGTTGTTCGGCGACATCTTTGAAAAGGCACAGCAGAAGATGCTGGCCGTGACGCAGAATGCCGATCTGTCCGCCGACGAGAAATTCAAGGAGTATATCAAACTACTAAGCGGCATGACGGATGAGGTGATGGGTAAGCAAGGGGATTTCAACGCATTGTTGGAAGCCTATCAGCAGATGGCGAAAGATAAGGGATTCGATATATTCAAGCCGGATGAGGATGCATCCCAGAGCGGACGGAGTGGAGCATATACTGCCATGAGCCAGGAACAGGGGACTTTACTGGAAGGAATAGGAAGATCGGTGCAGGATCACGTAAGCGGGATGCACCAACTATTGGAAGAACTAAAGAAGGGACGTGACGCGGACCATGAGATATTCGTGCAGATAGCGGAGAATACGGCCTACTGCAAGTTGCTAGAAGATATTCTTGAAATCATTACCCGGCAAGACCGTGACGGGGCAAAAGTAAAAATAGTATGATGAACTTAACCGGATATATGACTATCAACGGCGTGGATGCCTGGACGGAGTACTTCGCTTTCCTGTGCGAGGACAAGGTGGATGACAACTTCAACTTCGGGGAATTGCAGAAACCTTTGGAGATGAAAGAGTATACCACTGTGGAATTCCGGGAGCGTGACGGCGAGGAACTTCCGGACGTATTGCCTTCCCCCCGCTACAAGGCACGGGATGTAACGTTGTATATAGCCGTATGCGCTTCGACTTTATCGGAATACAACACCCGCCGCGCCGCATTCATGGAAGCCATCCGTGCGGGCTGGGTAAACCTGAAGGTGAAGGAACTGCCGACGACATACCGTTTCTATTATAAAGGAATAGCGGATGCCAAAGTTCTGGAGGATGCCACGGACGGCAGAATTATCGGGCGTTGGAAAGTGAAGTTCCGGGAGCCGAAACCTGGATTCACCACGGAGTGACACAGAGTGACACGGAGTTTTTAAATGACGATTAAACAGTATTTGAATGGAGCTTAAAATCTATAATCAGAACGGAGAACTGAAATTGACAGTCAGCACGTCTTCATCATCAACATGGAACACGGAGCTGATGACGGAGAATGCCGTGTCCACTAGCTTTACCCATCCTTTTTATGTTCCTCTGGACGTGAACGACTATGTGTTGTTATCGGGGATAAAGTTTTCTATTAATAAGGAATATAAGCCGAAACAGAAATCGACTCAGGAGTATAGTTATTCCGTGAAATTCTACGGCCCGGAGCATGACGCTCAGCGGGTGATGTACCTGAACCTAACGGACGGGCAATATGATGTGCAGTTCTCACTGGATGGCAACCCGCGCGAACATCTGACAAAGTGGGTAGATAATATGAACCGCATCTACGGGCGTGAAGTCTGGAGCATCGGCGATGTGGTGGTGGCTCCGAACCAAACGATCGAATACAACAATCTAAGTTGCTGGGACGCGCTGGCCTCTATTGCCGAAGCCTTTGAAACGGAATGGTGGGCGGATGGATTTACGATGAACCTGTCGCGCTGTGAGCGAGGGGAACGTGTTTCGCTTGGCTATATGCAGGGGTTAACTTCACTTACCCAGTCGGAGAACAGCAATGACGTGAAGTTCTTTACGCGGTTGATTCCTTTGGGTTCGACAAAGAACATCGACCGTAGTCGGTATGGTTATTCCCGTCTTCAGCTTCCGGATAAATCCACGTATGTGGATAGGAATACGCAGTATGGTTTGTATGAATATGTGGAGGAAGCGGCGTTCGCTGAGATTTTTCCACATTATACGGGAACGGTTTCTTCGGTTCGTACGGAAGAGAAGACGGGTGAAGACGGCAAGCCGTTCACTGTTTACTACTTCAAGGATGCGGGGATGACTTTTGACCCTTCTTCAAAGGATAATGAGATTGGCGGGTTGGTGAAACAGGTGTCTTTCCAGACCGGTGACCTTGCGGGGCGTGACTTCGAGGCGAATTACCACTCCGACACTAAAGAATGGGAAATCATCAACATATATCCTGATGATGAAACGCAGATACCTGGCGGGAATCTGATACCTCGCGTTGGGAATACCTATATTCCCTGGAACTTCCGCATGCCGGTGGAGTATGAGACTCAGGCGGAACTGGACTATAAAGCCGCTGTGGATGACTATCTGGCGAAATTCAGTGAGGATATCTCAAAGTATGGCGGCGAGACGGATTATATCTATATAGATAAGAATAGCGTGCCGCTGGTACTCGGTCAGAATGTGCGTCTGTTGAGCGGTGAGTATTTCGGTGAGACCGGCTATCGGGACAGCCGGATGACGAAGGTGGTGCGGAAACTGGATAATCTGTCGGTTGCTACGATTGAATGCGGTAATCAGGTAGGGAAGGGGTGGAAGACGCAGGTGGACAATAGCATTAATGAGTTGAAGTATGTGATAGGGCAGAAATGGGAAGAGATCATGATTGATGTCTTGAAGACATGGGATACTAAAGAGCCAAGCAACTATAATGTATTTTCCGGTTTACGTTCGCGTGCGGAACACTTGAGCAAGAAGTATCCGGATGTAGCCCAAGGATTAATAAAGTTTTTAGCCGGTATAGAGTTGGGTCCCTTTTCTCCCGGCGCTCTCGGTTCCGGCGCCTCCATCCAGATTAACCCGCTAACCGGCAAATCCCGCCTTGAGGTTGACGAGCTCTTCGTGCGCATGAAGGCCGTCTTCAAGGAACTGGTCATCGAGTCGTTACGCCATATCGGCGGTGAGCTGGTATTGTCTCCCGCCCGTATGAAGTGCGTCCGGGTTGAAGAA